GAATAAGTTAAGCCAGTTTGCCAACGGTGCAATATACGATGAAGCCAGCGGGTTTTATCAGCTCTATTCGATTGATACGGGAAGTCGGAACGACCAAACCAAACCCCGAAGCGGAGCGGATAGAGTAACAGGCTTAAATAGTCCGTGGGGTAATCGTGGCGAACTCATGCGTAGTTATGGGTGGACTTACGATTACTTGCTTTGGGGTGTTTCGTGGCTCAATATTCAACTGATGATAGCGGATGCACCACGCACCAAAGATTTGCCGAAAGACGAAAACGGCAATGTCATTGATGAAAGTAAGATTGAACACCACGAATTGAAAACGAAAGAAGATATTAAGAACTATATCAAAGGAATGTTATAAATGGAAAATATAGGCGGTGGATTAGGCTTTAAGGCTACGCTTGACATAGACGATTTCAATGTGTCGGCAGCGACAATGGAACGGCAGATAAGGAATTTCTCTACCACGGCTAACAAGGAAGTGGAACAGGTAGAGCAAGGCTTTCAACGCATGGCAGAGAAAGCGCAGCAATACTTGTCTTACTATCTTGTAGGGCAAGGTATGCACCAACTTATCAGTTCCATTATCGAAACACGAGGGCAGTTTCAGCAGTTAGAAATTGCCTTTGGTACAATGTTGGGCAGCGAGGACAAAGCCAACACCCTTATGCAACAGATGGTAGATACGGCTTCAAAAACGACTTTCGACCTCATAGGAGTTGCCGAGGGCGCAAAGCAACTGTTAGCCTATGGTGTAAGTGCTGACAAAGTGAACGACACGCTTGTAAGACTTGGTAACATTGCAAGCGGTCTATCCATTCCGCTTAACGATATAGTCTATCTGTATGGCACTACGATGGTACAAGGTCGCTTGTACGCACAGGATGTAAGGCAGTTTACGGGTCGTGGCATTCCACTTGTGGCAGAGCTTGCCGAAAAATACCACACAACAGCCGAGGGTATAAATGAAATGGTGTCGGCTGGCAAGATTGGATTCCCCGATGTTGAGGAAGTTCTTAACAAAATGACAAACGAGGGCGGTCAATTCTATCAGCTCATGGAGAAACAAAGTTCTTCGCTGACAGGACAGATTGCAAACTTGCAAGACGCATGGGACACCGTGCTTAATGACTTTGGAGAAGCCGGGCAAGGTCTTTTCTCCACAGCCATTGAGGGCGCAACGGCTGTTGTTGAGCACATGGATGATATTGTGCGCATACTGAAATCCGTTGCTATCGGCTACGGCTCTGTAAAGGCTGCTATTGCCCTTAACAGTGCCATAACAAAGGGACACACTGGCATTGTAAAACTTGACAACCTCGCCAACAGCGCAAAACTTGCTCTGATGAAGTCAGAAGCCGCATTGAGCGGTGAACTTTACAATCAGAAAAAGAAAATGGAAACGGTGGATGATGCGACTTATAAGGCACTAACACAATTCATCACAGCGCAAGAGCGTGACGAGGCATTAAAGAAAGTCCGCATTGCATCCATATCCAACCTACTTACAGCCGAGCAAAAACAATACCTTTCACAACTTAGCCTTACAGAAACAAGTAAGGGGTATGAAACGGCAGCTATGGGCATACTCACGGCAGACCAAAAACTTGCCTTATCCAAGGTAAAGTTGGAGGTCGGCAGCGATGCGTACAAGGCGGCTATGTTGCGAGAGGCACAAACCAAACTTGGCTTGAAAGCAGCCACTTTGGATGAAATGCGAGCATCTGTAAAGGCAGCCGCAGCGAAAAGCGATGAAGCAAGAAAAACCGCAATATTGGCTTCACAGGATGCACAAGCCGCACGTTACCAAATGGTGTTGGCAAGAAGTAGCGGTAACGCAATCGCCATTCAAAACGCAGAAAAACGCTATGCGGAAGCCTTGGATAATGCAAAACTCCAAAGGGACGCAATGCTTGCCGCACGAACTGAATTTCTTACCAAGAAAAAGCAGTTGGAAACAGCAGCCATTACGCAATCAAAACTTGCATCACAAGGCGATACAGTAGCCAAGACCGCACAATCAACAGCAACAAATATCCTTACCGTTGCGACAGGCAAGTTAATGACGGGTCTTAAAGCTCTGTGGGCAACAATGGCTGCAAATCCATTGGGCGCAATCCTTTCCCTTGTAGGTCTTGGCTACTGTATAGTGCCTTTACGATGTTTAGCGACAGCACAGACGATGCAACGGAAAGCCTTAACAAGTTCGGAGAAACAGGCGAAAAGCAACTTATTGACATGGAGGTGCTTTATTCCGTGTTGCAGAATGGCACAAGGGGAACAAACGCATGGAAGAAAGCGTTTGATGAACTGAACGAGAAGCTGAAAGAAAACAACTTGAAAACGCTTGATAACAATGCAAGTATTGAGGAAATCACAGCGTCTTACAAAGACCTCACGGCAGCCATGCAAGCCAACAACGCAGAAACGGCAAGGGCAAACTCGCTTGACGATTCCAAGGAAGAGTATGCAAAAGGCTTGGATGAATTGCGTAAAACCGTGCTTGAAGAGTTGAAAGGCGCACATCATTATAATTGGAGCGAGATTCTGGGTATCGGCTGGAGTAGTGACAGTAAGGACATTCAGCAAATCGCCACATCACTTGCACCACAGATTAGTCGTGTCATAGAGGGTGAACTGCCAAAAATGGTAAAACTTGATGATGCGAAAAAGGCAGAGGCAAAAGAACAGCTTAGAAAACAGATAACCGACATTCTGAAAGGCGCACAGATAGACGAAAGCCATGCAGAGTTTATTACAAACTACGATTGGCTGACAGATACATTCAAAGATGTATTTTCGGGCGATGGTGGTCTTATAGACCAAGCGTTAGAGTTAAGAAAGGCGTATGAGGCGAATATGGAAGCTGGAAACAAGGCAGCAGATGAAGCCAAAAAGAATGCCGAGGAAACAGGGTATAAATTGCGCCAAGTAACGCAAACAATAGACATTTCCACACTTAGCCTTGAAGAACTCCACGATGTTGCCAGCAAGTTGGACGGAAAGACTGTCAGCATTGATTGTAAGACATACGGATTCGATACGGCACTTGCCATGTTGCAAGCGGTCAATGCAGAGATTAACAAGAAGCAAAACAACCTCAATACAAGAGCCGGGTTAAGGGCGGAAATCCAAAAACTGAAAGAGGATTTGGATGGTCTTGACATGGATTCAAAGAAATTCGCAGAAACCCAAAAGACGATTGACAAATTAGAGAACAAGCTAAACCCGAAGAAAAGCAGCAGTAGCGGTTCACGCAAGAGCAGTGCCAACGATGCACAACGCAATGCCGAAAGTTTGCGCCAAAAGCAACTTGACGCAGACAAGCGACTTGAAGAGGCGAGAATTGCAGTCATGGAAGAGGGTTATGAGAAACGCAAGGCACAACTTGACTTGCAGCACAAAGAGGCACTCCGACAAATAAAGAAAGAAGAAGATGAATTGAAAGAAGCACGAAAGAAAGCGGGCAAAGGTGGTCTTACTTCTGACGAAAAGGCGAATTTCCAAGAAAGGCGTAACCTTGAAAATACAAGTTACACCCAATCGCAAAACAAACTGTTTGAGGGCGAGCTTGACTATAAGAAAAAGCAGTATCAGCTATATTTCCGTTGGGTGCAGAACATGGGCAAGGAAGTAGCCGACAAGCAGTTTGAAAAGTTGCTTGCTGACGGTAATTCATACAAACAATATGTCGAAAATGAAATATCCAAACTTGAAGAAAAGCGCAAGAACGGCACTCTAACCGAGGGTGAGGGCAATTACCTTATATCGCTTAATACACAGAAAGGCGAGTTGAACGGTGAAACCACGGCTCTTGAAAAGTTCAAGCAACAAGTTAGTGATTCTATCGGTCAGTGCCAAACTCTTGCCGAAAAGATAGAAGCCGTTGCAAAAGCCAAAGAAAAGTTAGAGAATGGAGAAAGCGGTATTGTCAGCACTGATGAACGGGCAGAGGCAAGTCTTAGCCTGTCGCAACAGGACGCAGAATTGCAAAAGGAACTCCAAAACACCGTGCTTAACGATTACCGCACGTTTGAGGAACAAAAGCTGTCTATCACCAAGCAATATGAATTGCTACGTTCACAGGCAGAGAAAATGGGCGATACAGAGCGTTTGGCACAGATAAACAAGGCAGAGCAAGAGGCATTGTCGGCTCTCAATATGTCATTCTTACAACAGTCTGAAAGTTGGAAGAACCTGTTTAGCGATATAGACACGCTTACGGTTGCCCAAATAGAACAGTTGATAGCCGACATACAGACACAACTCAATGCTGGCAATCTCAAACTTAACCCTGTTGATTACAAGGCGGTCATTGACAGTCTGAACCAAGCCAAACAGCGCATACAGGAACTTAACCCATTTCAAGCGTTAGGCACGTTCCATAAAGACTACATAGCCGCACGGAAAAGGCTTAAAGCAGCAGAGGCGGCACTCGCCAAGGGTGAGGGGTCAAAAGAAGATGTAGAGAACGCCAAGAAAGATGTCAAGTCGGCAGCACAAGGCATTACCAACTCCATTCAGAAAGTGACAAGCATAAGCACGGATTGCGCCTCGTCCTTGCAATCAATGTTTGATGCGTTGGGCATGGATGGTGTGGCTGATGGCTTGGGAACTGCAATAGACCTCATGGGGCAGTTGGGCAATGCCGCTGCTTCTGTCGGAAAGTTTATGAGCGGTGACATATTGGGCGGTATAACGGGCATGGTTTCCTCTATTACTTCTGTGGTTGGAATATTTGCTAAGTTGCACGATAAAAAGTACGAAAAGCGAATACAGAACCTACAAAAGCAGATAGACAACTTGCAAACAGCCTACTCACGTTTGGAGCGAGCTTTCAACAATACCTATTGGGTATTCAATGATGAGCAACGCCAAGGCTACGAAAAGAATATACAGGCTATCAAAGACCAAATCGCAGCGTAGGAGAAACAACGTGAGGTAGCAAAGAAAGCGTGGGACTTCGCACAGTATGCCAAGCTGACTACACAGATAAAGCAGCTCAATGCGCAGCTTAACAAAGCCAAGGAGGGCGGTGATATGCTTACTTTGTGGCAATCGCAAAAGGAATCATTGCGAGAGCAACAGGAACTTATGCGCCAACAGATACAGGCAGAAAAGAGCAAGAAGAAAACCGACAACAACAAAATCAAAGAATGGGAAAATCAGATTGAGGAAATAAATCAGCAAATCGAGGATTTAGACCAACAGATGATGGAAACATTCGCTGGCACTGATGTAAAGAGTGCCATTGATGAGTTTGCGGATGCAATTGTTGATGCGTATTGCTCTGGTGAGGATGCGGCAAAGGCTTTGGGAGAAACGACAAAGAAAGTGCTTAAAAACGCTGTCGTAGAAGCCCTCAAGCGAAATTTCCTTGCTAAAGGTATCAATGATGCGGTTGAGTATCTTGGAAAAGCAATGGAAGACGGAGTGCTGTCTGATGAAGAAAAGAAAGAGTTTGAACGCCAAGCAAACGCAGCGGGTGAAAAGTTTAAAGCTGGATTGGAAGCTGTGGGAGATTGGATTAAAGATGTTGATGAAACAGCGAGCGACCCACTTACGGGAGCCGTTACCTCAATGAGTGAAGAAACAGGCGGTGTGATTGCTGGTAGGCTCAACGCTTTCATCATTAACCAAGGCGAACAAACGAGCGTGATGCGTGAACAGTTGTTGCAACAGTCGGAGATAGCGAGAAACACCGCTTTGTCGGCTGAACGGCTGCAAAACATAGAAAACACGCTTAGGCGCATTGAAACAAAGGATAACTCATTACTATCACAAGGTATATCGTAATTATGGAACTTGTAGAACAACTGAAAAAGGATGGCACAGACAAAGGGCTGTGCCGCCTTTGGCAAATGAAATTGCGTAAAGGCTTGGGTACGGAGGCATTGGTCGCACTCTATATCAAGGGCATTGACTTCTGTATATCCGAAGACTTCCCAACGCTTGATTTTCTAAGGACGCATTTTAAGGGCGTATG